TCGTTGTGAATTGCGAGTTCTGCGACGTCTTCCATCGACAAATTGAAGCTCTCGCCGGCTGCCCAGATGACTTGGAATTCAGCCCAAACTTGTTGCATGTCGAGCTCCTCGTCGAGTTTAAATCCATCTGCAGGCACGGTTAAAACACGCCGACTCCCGGTCTTATCGGCTAAAAATTGAGGTTCGTTTACGCTTCCCCCAAACACAGTGCGACGACCAAAGCACGACTCGACTGCTGCATACGGCCGACGAATCTTGTCTACTAGCTGGGTAATAAAAGCCTTCAATGCTGAAATGACGCTCTTCTGGAAAGTCGAGTCAAGCTCACCCAGCTCAACGACCCAGTAGGTCAGGACGATGAAGATCGAGTCCTTCGACTTCAGGTCCAGAGTGTGGCCGGTCAGGATGACGTCAAGCTCGGGCGGTGCCAGTCTCTGGAACCATGTTGTTTTACCGATGTTCTGTGGACCGACGAAAGTCAAAATCCCTTGGCCTGCGATACCGTCCGGGCTGAATGCTGCTGCTACTGCTTGGATCATCCACTTGCGCATCAGCTTGGCTTTGATCGGCGACGTGGATACGACTGTCGCGTAGAACCGCTCGAGTCTTGACACGCCGTCCCAAGGCACCCCGCTAATCCACGCAGTGACCGGGTTGAATTGGTTCTCGTCTGCGATCTTAACTAGGTACTGAACGACGTGCTTGGTTGGCATGCGTACGCGTTCGCACTCTGAGAGCATGCAAGCGAGGGCAGCATTGTCTCGGTTGTCTCTGGTGAACGACTGATTCGGGATCAGTATCTCGATTGCTTTCTTGATGACGTTATAACGGACGCGCCAACCCAGCTGCTCGATCAAGGCACGCATGTTCTCGATTGTGCACAGGGGATGCCCTTCGTCGTTGAGATGGACGAACCCGCCACCGCCCAAGCCCCCACCCCCACCCCCACCACTCCCACCCACACGCGACCGCACCCACCCACGTACAGTGGAGATGGTCAGCTTGACTCCCAGCTCCTTGGCCTTGACCTGTATCGCGGCTGCCAGCTGCTCACGCTCTACGTCTGACAGGCCGCCATTGTTAGCTGCCGAAGCTGCGATCTTTTCCTGCAAGTCTTTCGGGTCTGTGCAGACTGACACCTGCTGGCTCAGGTCAAGCATTACCGCGTCTCTGTCTACCTTGACCGCGACCTGCCTCGCGTCCTTGGTCTTCTTGAGAAGGGTGGCCAATGTCACGGCGCCGCGACCTTGCGACCGTTGCGTGCTAAACGACCCCCACTTTGCCGAGCATACGCCCTCGATCCACTTCCCCGAGCCTGCGCTCCAGTTATCCCATGCGTCTAGCCATGCCGGGTCGCCTTCACCTTGGTGGTGTAGCGCGGCGCCGACAGACAGCCACTCAGCGTAACCGTCATCGGGGTCGATGTGGGGCAGCACTTCGTCGATCACTCTGTCCAAGTCCCAGCCGTCGAGCACTGGCCGGTAGAGCGCGAGCGAGGCGATGCTGCCACTAGCCACCGGCGCCGACATCCCCTCACCCCAGACCTTCTTGATCATCCAGCTCAGGTCCTGCTGGCTAACTGGCAGGTGACCGTGGCCGTCGATCTGGTGACCGGTGACGGTGAAATAACGCCCGTCTCTGTATAGCTCGAGGCCGAATTCTTTCTTGGTACGCGACGAGTCGAGGTTCGTGTGGCTGAATATCTTAATGCCGGTACCTGACGGCGAAACCTCTGCATAACCGTCGACCTTGTCTAGCACTTCCTGAGCGAAGTCTGTCAACTTCCCCGTGACGGGGTCCCGACAGTCGTCGAGGTCGATACCATGCAAGTCGTCACCGAGCACGATACCGAGGCCGTCGAAGTCATAAAGCATGTAAGCACCGGAGGCAGCGGCGTAGGTAGTCCACGTCCGTGGGTCGGTCGATGACGCCGGCTTACCGTCAGCGGTAAACGGGACCTTCGCCCAGACATGGGTACCGTTCGGCTTGGTCTTCTTAACGTAACGCCAAAGGACCCATCTCGGGATCGACTTCAGGTCTTCCGGTACTGATCCCCATTTAAACGGTAATGCTGGTGGTCTGTTCATGGTCTTCTTGCCTTTGTTTTTTTATGTGGCGTGCCAACGATGATTCGCTGGTTAGCCGGTACGCCCTTGCTTGCATCCGATACATACTTCGCCATCGAGTAATCGCGGCAGATAATCAACACAAATCCTTGATCGTTTAAGACCGTGTACGTTCTATCAAGTCCGTCGTTAGTTAAGACCATTCTTGTTTTCGAGGGCCTCGTGTATTACCTCAACGATGTCGTACAGACGATGCCAGTAGCGGCACTCAGGGCAATCTTGGTCAGAGCAAATATCATCAACTACCGAAGCCTGTTGCTCCTCGAAAATTTCCAGAGCCATCCTCAATGCCCTGTCTTTATCCATTGTTTTTCTCCTTATACAAGTTTTTAAGCTTTTTCGCAGACATGTACTCAAGGGCTTCTATGTTATTTAAGGCGTCTACTAATTGTTTCTTCAACGCATCAAAATGCTTCTTGTGCTCATTAAGTATTACCTTACTTCCGTCCGGTTTGATTGCAGAATACCCGTCGCAAAACGAAAGAAATATATCGTTAATAGAAAAATGCAGCTCGAGTTCCATGAATTCACTAGATGTATGCCAATCTTTAGGGACTTCATAGTTTTCTTCATTGTTTAAATATAAAAATAGCTCAAGGTGTTTGCCTACCATTCTGTCAAAAACTAAGTCCGTATCAATGCGTTTTACAATAGTGTTCATACCTGCCCCCGTTCTTCAATTGTGTAAAACCAGTTAGCGATGATTTGTCATGCAATCACCCTCAAACCCAAGCTGGGCGTAGAGATCAAGCAATAGCAATTGACATGTCAAATCAATGATTGCCCGGCGCCGGCGGCAAATGATGGAGCATTGCCGTCTGCACTTCGTCTCTAAACCGTTGTTGCGTCTCAGGCTTACAGAGCAGCACAAGATCGATCCCCTCTTCCTCCAGCGGGCAATGAATCTCCCCGCCTCCCAACACCGTACGAATAAGGTCCAACGTAAGAAATAGTTTTATCTCTGTCATCTTTTGCCTTGTCTCAATATCTGCCACGGAATATCTGGCCGCATCTGCTCGGCCCTAATTGACAGCCCCAAATCACGGGCTAATTTTTCTAGCGCAGGCACGCGTTCTGCGGGTATCCTGTTGTTTCTGGACCACAGACTCACTGCTTGACTGCGGATACCTAGATACTGACCCACTACTGTGGGGCCACCGAGTTTGCGAATTATTTGGATAGTGTTCATGGTTCGGGATGATAGCTATACTATCGAGCCAGCGCAAGCTCAAAATTGTACAAAAAAAGACTTGCAGTGTTTGATAGCCATGCTATCATGCTCGTCACTTGTAGGAGGACACATGATTAAGAAACCACTTAACTTTAGTATTTTAGACGCCGAGTTTAAATGGGTACCGGCTGCTAAGACCGATATCCGTAAACGATTTAGAAAGATTCAAGCCGAGCTGGCGAAGCAGGCAAAGTTCGAAGAGACCACGGTAACCGACAACGTGACGCCGATCAAGAGGTTTAAGTAATGCAGGCAAGCTACCGCACTTTCACTAACGAAGAACTGCTGGAAGAGTCTGACCAGCACCTAGCGAATCCGCTAATAACGGAGCTGGCGCAAAGGCTCCTGAATTTATTAGACAGACCACCGGAGGTGATTCAGTATCCGAATTGTGATTGCAACATAAACGGCTAATAATAAGAAGGATGGCAAATGATTAAGTTAGAACTTACTATCTTCTCACCCGCTGAGATGATCGCTACTGCACGCTACCTTGAGGCGATGGCAGCTGCACGCGAAGAAGAACCGGGCCCCAGTGCAATTCTTGGCGGCAACCCTGTTCAGCCTAAGAAACCGGCTAAGGTTAAGAAGCCTGAGCCGGAGCTAACACCGGAGCCTGAGCCAACACCGGAGCCTGAGCCAACACCCGAGCCCGAGCCGCCGCCACCACCCGCGCCAGTCATCACTGTTGAAGCTGTTCGAGCGCGAATGTCTAAGTTAATTGATTCAAATAGGCTTGATGTTATTCAGGCTGCGCTTACAAAGTTTGGGGCGATTAACGTGTCCGGGTTAGCGTCAGCTGAGTACGGCGATTTTATTGCAGAACTGGAGAAAATCTAATGGCAAAAGTTACCGTAGTAGTTTGGGATGAAGACGGCGAAGTAAAGACAACGGGCGACATCGATCCGCCTGATGCGGTGACAACCGGTGAAGTTACACCGGCTGCAATCATCGGTTTGTTCCTTCACTCGCATATGGCCCAGATATACAAAGCCGCGATTGAGTGGGGCCAAGGTAAGACCACCGACCCTGAAGAGCCGGTCGAGGTGGCGCCGAAACTGTACATACCAGACGCGGATATCAAGCGATGAAAGAGTCAACCATTCAAGCCTTATCGGCTTTAATCACAGGCACCGTGCTTTGGTTTGGTAGCGCGTTTGCTGTCGGTCTGTGGCTTGGCCTAGTTGCCGGCTGGGCGAGAATGATTTACAGGGGTATGTTATGAATGAGAAAGAAGATCAGGACCTGCGTGACATCTTTGCGGCCTTTGCCATGCAGGCATTGGTGCCGTTAGGTTACCGCGACGAGGCGCCTAAGATCGACGTCGCTATGGCGGCCTACGATGTAGCCGACGCTATGCTACTGGCAAGGAAAGTCAAATGACTGCACACGCAAAGCTATCCGCGTCAGGGTCTGAGAAGTGGATGACCTGCACGCCCAGCGCACGCCTCGAGGAAAACTTCCCAGATGACGAGTCTGAGTTTGCAAAGGAAGGCACGTTTGCGCATGCTGTCTTTGAGCAACAGCTGCTGACCTTCCTCGGTCGTGAGGTCGACCCGTTGGAGGACTCGTACCTCGACACGCCTGAGCTACGCGACTACGTGACGGAGGCCGTCGACTTTTGTATCGAGCGGATCAAGGAGGCTTATAAGCGTT